TACTTTCGGTTAACACTCGCTTCCTACCTTTACCTCTTGATGCGCTCCATACAGACTGCTGCATGGTGCAACTTAAGGGCTACAGGACTAAAGACTCCTACTTCACTATTGCGGCTTTCCCTGGGTTTGTAGAAGCTCGTGAATTTGTCGTTATGTTTCCTCACCTAGCTGGCTGTGCTTTGAGGGTTTTGGATTGCTACGGAAACACCTTGTATCGCTCTGATTTTGGCTTAGAGCCTAGCAAGAGGGCTCCGGGGTCCTATGCCTGGTGGCTTGATCAGTCTCAAGAGCTTAAGGAGCTTGTAAATGGAGATGAACTGCTTTCAACAGTAAAGAAAGTAGTTGCATTACCTAAATTCTCCTTCCGTTCTACAGCTCGTAAACTCCTCTCTTCCTTTATCAAAAAATGATTGCTTCCATTCCTACTCTCCTACCTGCCTACGGTAGGGATTACAAAAACAAAGCAGCTATTTTGGTTGACCTTAACGGCGATAAGGACTTTTTAATTAGTGGTATCAGTTGCGCACTAATTAACCGAGAGCAGCTGCTAATGGAGCGTATTAGCTCTGTAGTGGTTAGGTACAAAAACCAGCGCTCTGTAACTAGTTTCAAACTCACTAAGGAGGGATTGTTTAAGTGAACACTAACTACACTGACGAACAACTAGACGCTATGTGTCAGTATCAAACCAACCTAATTAAGTTGGAACAACTAGAAAATGAGTTGCTATTGCTTGATTACAGCGAGCCTAGGCGCTACGTAATCGATCAGAAAATAGAGCAACTAGAGACTTGGAACACTGATCTATTAGCAGGGGCTTAAAACCTATGAACACTTCAAACGCTGATTTTGCTACATCCGAGACTGCTGATCGGTTACTAGATCTACATCTAGAAGAGTTTGAGGATCACGATGATGATTGTTTCAAACCTTACGTAGAGGATCTATTAGACGAGCGTAAGTTTCTTTACTGGCTGAATTGAACCTTTCACTATCACAATCATGGCGACCTTTCACTTATCCAAAACCTCAAACAAAAAACTAGGCAAAGGAGTCTATGCCTCAACGTCTAGTGCTGATACGTGCTCTGTATCGTGCCCACTATTCACTGATTGCTATGCCAAGCATGGCCCACAATCCTGGCACTGGGCAAAAGTGACTAAAGGAGAGCGTGGCACTGATTGGTCTACATTCTGCAGCGATGTAGAAAAACTAAAACCAAACACTCTATTTAGGCACAATGTATCTGGTGACCTGCCTAGTTTGCCTGATCAAAGCGGCAAACTGATCGATACAGTTGCGCTCGATAAGTTGCAATGCGCCGTTGTTAATAGTGGCGTAAAAATGTACACCTACACTCACCTACACACTGATACAAACAACGGCAAAAGTAACTTAAACACTGTTGCTAGGTTTTCAGGTTCTGACTTTGTTATTAACCTTTCAACAGAAAAACCTAAGGATGCCCTCAAGTACAAACAGCGAGGTTTTGATGTAGTTATAACTAACACCGATGTGTTCGAGCTTGCGGTCTATTCAATCAAACACCGTAAGCAACCTGCGAACATAGTGTGCAACGGTGAGAGCGTTAAAGTTCTTCCGTGCCCCGAACAATACACTGAGAGCGCTACTTGTGCGACCTGTAAGTTATGCGCTAGGGATAATCGGGATTACGTTATTGCCTTTAAGAAACATTGATGTATCAATTTCCTAGATTCTGTTGCTATGCCTTACTCTTTTGCTTGCCTATTGTTGTCACTGTTTTAGGCCTACTGCGTTCCCGTTAGTTGTATCTTGAGGGCCCTTAAGTTGGCCCTCTTTTTTTTTATTTAGTTATTGAGAATGAAACGCATTAGCAGGTAGGTAGATCTGCTTATTGAGAATGAGTCGCAATAGCAACTAGAGGTTATTAAAAATGAGTCGCAATAGCAGTAGTAGAGGCAGTGGTACACCTGTACCAATTCACTATCACGGCCACGGGGCCACGGGTCATCAACTCAGGCCACGAGGAGTGTAAGCTTTAAAGCGTTTAGATTACCTTTAAAGCCTTTTGAAAGCCCAAATGGCCCAAACATTGACTGCTAAGGACAAGTTTTACGGCCCTCTTAAGCAGGTAGCAGCGCAGTACGTACCGCTACTAATGGCTCGTATGCACGTCTTGCAGGATCGAGGTAATAGGGCGCTGGAGTTCCTGGTAGCTGATGAAGAAGAGGAGCAAGAGTTGGTGTGGATGGAGGACGGAGAGCGTGTTGTTGCAGTGTGTGAGGCACAGTCGCAACTTCATAAGTCAGTAATAGAAGCAGCGATGTGCCAGCAGTTAGTCGGTGCATTTGCAGACCTTCTGAGTAGTGATTACCAGAAGATCAAGGAGAGCAGTTGTTTCTTTTTGAATGAGGATGGAGAATATGAGTCCATCTATGAAGAGGGTTTGGCAGACCCTGATTTTGATGCTCCTTGATCAGCTGAACCATCAACTGTAGCAAGTGGGCATCTTTTGCCTATTACATCAAATACTGCTTGCATCCTGTGACGGCTGTAAAGCACCTCATTACCAAAGCGTTCATTGTCAAAGAAAGCTTCTAGGCACTGGTCATAAATGTTCATTGCTTACTAGGAAAACAAATTGAAAGGATTGCTGTTGCAATAAGAATTGCTAAACAAATAAACCCAACTGCATTAGAAATCATTGTCACTCCAATCAGGTGCTAGACAAACTTGAAATTGTTTGTGCTGTGGGAATAGTTCTTGAAAAGAGTTAATAGCTGATGAAGTGTCAACAGCCATTAACTCAACTTTGAAAGCCTTAGCGGTAATCAAAAAGCTTTTAACTTTTTTAGAAACCATCAAAGTACTCATCACCAAAGAGTTCTTCTAAACAATCAAGGTAACCTTCCCAGTAATCTTTATCTCGATCTCGTAAAGCATTTTGAAATTCATTACGAGCCATCTCACAATATGAAATGACTGTGCTTTCTTCTAACATCATTCAACCTCTACATCAGCATCACAACCATCAAGTTCTTCAGTTGTGTTGTCAATGTCTTCCCAAAAGGTTTCTAGGAAGTGATCCAGTTCCTCATCCGTTAAAGGCTTAGGAATGTTGGGTTGCATTTTAAGTTCCCTCTTAATGGCGATAAAAGAAGCTTTTTAAATGGCAGTAGAAGAAGCCTTTTAAAGAAGCTTATTAAGAGTACTTAAAAAGGTCTTCTACTGCCACCTAAAGGGGACACTTAAACAGCTGTCTACTTGTCCCTCTAAGGAGGTGCGCACCGCAGGTACCTTCTGTGGGTCCTTTCGCTTTAAGCGCAAATGCAAATCCAAGGAACTATCACGGGTTGGGTCCCTGATTTCTATGAGATGCCCACCTACAACGGTGATCCATCTGACTTCCGCCTGAAGCTGTTGGTACCTGATGCAGCTGATGTGGTGGAGGAGCTATCTGATGCCTATGACGAGGCTTGTGCTTGGTACCGTGACGCCACAGGGAAGAAGAACTTCTTCGATGCCCCGTTCGAGATGAACGAGGATGGCTCAGCTGTGGTGCGGTTGACGGCTAAACCCGCTTACGGGGAGTTTCCACTGCCTGTGGTGGACGCTGAGTTGAACCCTCTGGCTCGTGACTTAAAGCTTCGTGAAGGCTCTTTGCTAATCGTTGCCATCAAAACCACCTACATTCCTCGTAAAAGCTCTAAGGGGGGCCTCAGGCTGTGTCCTAAGGGCATTCAGGTCTTGAAGGCTGTAACGCTCAACGGACAGGACTCAGGGGACTTTGACGTGACCACTGCGTTCAAGAAAACCAAGGGGTTTAAGCAAGCAACACCTAATGTGCAAGAACTTGCTACTGTTGGTGGCGATTCTGATACCGACTTTTGATCGGTAATTGCTTATGGCCCGACGATTCCACAAGTACGGCAAACGCCAAGCTGACGGGTTTCGTTCGGGCTTTGAGGGCAAAGTTGCTGATCACCTTAAGGCTGCTGGTAGTGACTGGACTTACGAGAGTCGTAGCTTCAATATCCAGATACCCAGGAGTTATACGCCCGACTTCTTCCTCGAAAATGGAGTTGTGCTGGAGGTGAAAGGTTTCTTTGATGCGGAAGATCGGAGGCTCATCAAGCTGTTCAAGCAACAGCATCCTGATGTAGACATCCGAATGGTTTTTCAGAAGCCGCATCAAAAGCTTACCAAAACAGGCGTGATGACTTACGCGCTGTGGTGTGAGAAGTACAACGTCCCCTGGTGTGAAGGACCGTTTGTTCCGTCTGACTGGTTAGCGGTCTAAGACCTGCTACACTTTGATCGGATAAAGGAAAGGACACCGGACCTCCAGGGGAAGCACATACCCTCTGGAGGTCTTTTTATGTCCCGCGTTGTAGGCAGACATCACTGCCCACGCTGTGGATCACGCGACAACGTTGCAGTTTATGAAGATGGGGGACAGCACTGCTTTACCCCTGGCTGCGGTTACCACCTTTCTGTCTCTGGTTCTATACAGATGCCACCCTTTGTCCAAAACGAAACTCAAAACCAAGAGATTACACCGATCCTTGGTAGCTACGTACCACTCAAGAAGCGTGGTATCAGCGACATCACTTGCAAGCAGTTTGGGTACTTCAAAGGTACCTATGGCGACAGTGAGGCTTACTACTGGCCGATCTACGACAAGGAACGTCGGCTAACTGGCTACAAAATCCGTAAACCCAACAAACAATTTGTTCAACATGGCACCAATCCTGATAACACGTTTCTTGGACAGGAAAAATGGGGTAGTGGTGGGAAGCTGCTCGTTGTATTCGAAGGGGAGTACGACTGTCTCTCTTACGCTGAGGTCCGCAAGTCCTGGCCTTGTGTCTCGCTGCCGAACGGCGCTGATTCAGCGGAGAAGTGCATTAGGGCGAATCTTGATTGGCTCCTGAAGTTTGAGGAAATCATTCTCTGCTTTGACAACGACGAGCATGGCCAGAGAAGCGCTCAGAAGGCCATCCAGCTGCTTCCACCACGCCGAGGGAAGATTGGCAAGCTAGAGGGCTATAAGGACGCCTCTGAGGCCCTTCAAGCGGCCAATGGTAAAGCCATCATGCAGATGGTTTGGACAGCGGCGGAGTACGAACCTGATGGGATCATCAGCGGTAGCAAACTGCTACAGATGGTCCTTGAGGATCCCAAAGTCAGCAGTGCCAAGTATCCTTACAGCTTCTTAAATGAGAAGCTTCACGGGTTGAGAAAAGGTGAGCTGGTCACTATCACGGCTGGCACCGGGATTGGTAAATCAACTTTTGTATCTGAAATTGCTTATGACCTACTGGTTAACCAAAAGGAAACAGTTGGTTATGTGGCTCTCGAAGAAAACATTAGACGGACTGCCCGGCGTTTTGTGGGTATGGATCTTAATTACCCTGTCCATATCGATCGAGGCCACTTCACAGATGAACAAATTGAAACCGCATTCGACGCCACTCTCGGGACTGGTCGGCTTTTCCTTTACGACCATTTTGGCTCTCTCGACCCTACCGTTTTGCTTAACCGTATACGCCATTTGGTTACTGGCTGCGGGTGTTCATGGATCGTGTTTGATCACTTATCGATTCTTGTTAGCGGTTTGGACCAAGGGGATGAACGTCGTGCCATTGATCAAACGATGACTAAGTTACGCAGCTTTGTTGAAGAAACAGGCTGCGGAATGCTTCTTGTATCTCACTTACGCCGTCCTACTGGAGACAAAGGTCATGAAAATGGAGCCCAAACAGCACTCTCTCAACTTCGGGGTAGTGCTGCTATTGGTCAACTTAGTGACATCTGTATTGGTCTGGAAAGAGATCAACAATCTGAAAGTGAAACTGACGGAACAACAGTCCGTGTTCTTAAGAATCGTTTCACAGGTTGGTGCGGTCCCGCCGGGTCCGTGAAATATGAGGAAAGTACAGGCAGAATGTTGGAGTTTAAAAATAGCGGCACACCTCGATCCGCAGAATTTAATGATCCTTTTGAAACCGACTTTTGACATTCATATTTCGGAAATGAATCCGAAAAAAGTGTCTGTACTTGCACTTACTGAGAGTGCCAAACGTTTCTGTCAGTCCTTTTTCAAGTCCAATGACAGCCTCCTTACGCTCTTCTACGAGCAGCTCGACGACTTCCTTGACTACTGCGACGACCACGAATTGGCCTATCGCTTCGACGATAACGTTCGACGTTGAAACAAACGCGTTAAAGCCCCGTGATGTAACAACAATTCACTGTTGCGCACTACGCAACGGGGAAGAAACTGTTCTTTATGAGGATCCTGAAGAATGGTTGTCGATCCTTGAGAACGCTGAGGTACTTGTTGGGCACAACATTATCCAGTACGACATACCCTGTATCCAAGCTGTTTACCCAAGGTTTAAACCAAAGGGACAACTCATTGATACGTTGATTCTTTGTCGGATGTTTTACTCAAACATCAAGGACATTGATTTTAAGCACAA